TTAATTAGAACGATACAAAAGACTAGAATCAAATAAATCGTAATCATAGAGGCAAAAATCTTCATTCTCAGAAGGTTTTAGCATAACGTCAGTATCATGAATAGAAATATTCAATTCTTTCATGATTTTAACATGTTTTTGAAACTTTCTAAGAGCAGATGGATTATTTTTAATTTTATCACGATAAATATTATATCCGTGTATAGAAATTTGAAACCAAGTAGACATGACACTACTTGCCATCTTAGAGCTACAACACATTATTAAAATTCTTTCGACTTCATCTGATTTATTAAAAACTTTTAAGACACTCACATTATTTTTTAACACCTTAGTCACCTCATTCTTATAAAATTCCATAATACAATCATTCATCAAATTATTAAACAAAAAATCACCTATTTTTTTAATTTTTAGATCTAAAAGCTTTTTAGTCTTAATAGAAACTTCAACACGTAAAATATTTTCAATATTCATCAATAAATCATGAGCCTTATCCTTATTATACATTGAAATTTTAGAATAGTCATGTGCTTTAAATTCACGAAGTTTATTATAAAATTTTATTGTTGAAGTAGATCCTGCAATATGTACGCATTCATTCTCGTAAGTTCTAACACGTCTACGAGGATATGATACTGTTCGTAAAGAATTAATATATTTTTTTACATTGTCTTGTGATCCTAAATCATAATTAATAGAAACATCAATTTTTAATAGTTCCCAGTCAAAGATATTTCCTAGATCGACATTTAAAGAATCGAAAATAAATTTTTTGAAATTTATTAAATCAAATAAAAAGCAACTAATACGATTATAACAATTATGTCCAAGAAAAAATTTAGTAAGCGAAAACTCAAATATTAAAAACTGCTTGTCCCAAATTTTAATATTAATAGTATTATCATAACTACCTTCAATAACACCACGAGAAAAATGATATAAAATAACACCATCTTTATCAGTACCAAGATACGTATTCATATTAACCGACTGTATTCTAGTACAAGTTTCTTCATCTAACTTTATCCTCAATTTTATTGTATCTATAGAATAAATAATGTCCACCACCCATCAAAATTTTATCAAAAAAACGACCCACAAGTCGCGTTCGGAGCGTGTTACTAAGAACGCCCCGAAAATTTAGTGCCTTTGGCACTGGCTAATAAGAGTGTGATAAGGGAAAAGAAAACTTAAACGTGGGCTTTGTTCCACTACTCGGCAATGGTCTGTTCCAGATCCATGCCTCATGACGCCCATCAAATCATTCACATAAAAAAAACTTTAATAGTAACGGCCTTTAATAACACTAGCTGTTTTAGAAAGTTCATAAATACATGACTCTATTTCTTTGAATCTATATTCTTGACTTAATAGTTCATCTTTCTTTTTATTAAAATTAGAATCAATCATAAAATAATCTTTCAAAACATAGTCTAAACCTTTACTAAAATTACCACCACCTATTTCTTCAAGACGAGAAATAAAATTTTCGTCAAGCCTAACACTTTTTATTAAATTAGCCATAATAAAACCTCCAAAATAAATTTATTTGATAATAGAATTATATAATATTGTAATACAAATGTCAAGACCTGGAGGTAAATATGTAATACTATATGTAATACAAAGTGTTCAGCTGCAGGATTCGATCAGGAAAAATTAGTATTACATATTACAAATATAGGTAATATATTGGTTTACTGTCCGCGCTGTTGCGATAGGGAACCCCTTAATCCCCTTATCTGGCAGTGCGGACAGTCCAACAATCAATTTTCAAACATTGCATAAGTATCATATAGCTTTGCTATTCTTTTTCTGTAGATCATAACATCATGATTAATTTTCATTTTTTGACCGTACCAACGTTGGACACATAAAAAAGCACATATAGGCAAAAGAGAAAAGAAATTATTTATTTTCATGTGTGCGATTTCATATTCAATCAAACATCTTATTTGTCTATCAATCATTCTATCGAATTGAGCGATCAAGATAAAATTAAACCCAAGTTTTCTATGTTGCGAAAAAAATTTAATCCAATCCATTCGACTTGAATCTTTTGAATTCCAATCCCTTGAATTAAAAATTATTTGTGCTTCATCAACAACGATAAGAGTTTGACCCTCAATTCCCATTTTATGATTTTCTTTCGCATATTTAATCAAATTTTCGACAGTCATTTCAGAGTTATCAAAATAAGTAAATTCATCACTTTTCGTATTAATTGGAAAATTAGCAACAACCTTCTTAAAACCTTTCCTTTTTTTTAAACGATAAAAAATATCAGCTACAGCATGATAACTTTTACCACTACCAGGAGTACCACTATAAAGATAAATCATAAAAGATCCTTTCTGATGTAATACAAAAATACCCCAGGGCACCAGGGAAACGTATTACATCTATTCGATAGCTTTTGCCCAACGAGCAAAGACACTATACAAATAATATACCGTTACTGCAACAATCCAACTTTGCAAAATAACAACAAATTCATAGACAGGAATAAAAAAATTTATTTTAGAAATCAAGTCAGAAAATTGACTAGAATCTAAAAAAGTAAAAGGACTTTGCGGAAATAAGCTAACTAAAAGACCAAGACCAGCACCAACAGCATTGATAATTTTTTGTAAAATAATACCCATTATGAGATCCTCCATTTACCATTTCATAAAAGTTCTAGTTCGAGAAATTAAAATATAAGAAAACATTATAATAACAACATATCTAAAGAACATTATAGGTAGCCTAAAAGAAGTTAAATCAACCGTATGATGGACTTTAAAATACATGGTATCTAAATCTATATTAAACTTAAAATCAGTCGGTGTAGCTGAAAATACTGATATCATACGTGAAAAATCAAAAGGAATACAAAACGGAAATACTTTAGTTAATCCAATTTTAAGTGGTGACCAATCAAGTTTAAAATCTTTAGGGTTAAAAAAATCTTTTATTAAATCATAAGTATTAGCAACAGTACCAGTACCTGTTGCGACATCTGGAATAGTAGTTGCCCCAGTTCCTTCCAAAGGTAAAGAAGGATTAAAGGCTAAATCTTGCAAAGAACCAATAGTATTACTACCAACATTTATGACTTGACCACCTTTAAAAACGTCAAGAATAGATTTAAGACCCTTTATAAGAATATCAGCAGAAATTGATTGCGTAACTACAGAAGAATTTGTCGGATCTAAATTAGCTGGAACATTTACGCAAACAGATTCACGACCAGTTGTGTTAGATAAACCATCAAATTTATTTAAAACACTAGAGGTAGCTTTTAAAGGTATAGGTTTCATATAAACAGAATTAGCTGGTAAAACCATATTAACAGGAGCACCAAAAGTAACATCATAATTGTTATATAAAATAGGAGACTGACCAGTAACGACCTTACCACCAGAAACTTGAACACCAACATAATTGTGAGAACCACCAGCAATAGGATTTTTCCAAACATATACATTACCATATTCGTCTAAATGACTAGCAATATAAGTACCCATAATCATAAATTGACCATCAGAATAAGTCAAAGACGGTTTAGTATCACCATAATAAACTGCAACACCTTTATAGAAAGGATAAGCAATAACGATTTTATATTTTGCAGAAATACTAGATAACTTAGAATTAATTGCAGATTCAATTCTCAGAGCATCAGTAGCAGACATATAAGGAGATAAAGCACTAACATAATCACGACAACCAAGAGAATTAACAGGATTTTTAGAATAAGAAACAGAAAGATTAGACGCAGAAAGTCCAGTAATTTCATAGAACTTACTCCTAATATTAGAAAATAAATCATCAGGTATCTCAAATTTAGCCATGCCTAAAGCAGAAACTGCCATACCACCCTTAGCAACAATATCTAAAGCAGTTTTGTCTACTGGCTCTAATTTATCATAAACATCTCGTGCAATCTTCATCACACCAGCAGAATTTGCCTCCCATTCTTCTTCAGAAATAAAACCAAGAGATACAAGAGCAGAACCAATTAAAAGATAACCCTCGCAACCTACTGCACCAACTACAGGATTCGCATAGGCAGAACCAACAGAACCAAATACCAATGATAAAATTAATAATAAACATATTAAAATTTTATATTTTTTCATAACTACCCCCGATTAAAAAAAAGATAATAAGTAGCAACAGCACATAAAAAAAGACCCCAACAACCAAAAGCATAAGCAAGCATAAGACCCATTTTAAAAATCCTCCTAAACGTGAAAAGGGAGGCTATACCTCCCCCTCACAATGAAACAATTAATTGATGATTGCTATTTAGCCATGCCTTTAAATTTACCCCACAGTAACTTAGCACCCCAGAAAGTAATACCCAAAGTGACAGCAGCTGCAATAATAGGCAATGCTTGAGATCCTAAATTTGTAGCAGCCTCGGTAATAGTCGTAGTAATCGCTGAACCTGTAGCCATAATAATTTTCCTCCTAAAAATAAAATTTAAATATTTTTCAAAAACCCGAAGGCTAACGAAACAAAATAACCCGATAAAAAAATCGTTCCAAAAATTACTGCTGATTTTGACATTAAATCAATATATAAGTTTAAATCAGACATGATTATTTCCTCATAAATGCGAATGAAAAAAAAGCAAAAGCGAATAAAAAGCCACAAATAATAAATAAACATGATTTAATAACTGCCATATCATCTGAATTTGATTGTAAATACATTATTATTTGAGTTGTATCAATAGCAGAATTTGTTGCCTCAATAGCAGATTCTGTAATAGTGTCCATTACTCACCTGCATAAGCATAAAATTGCCAAGATCTATTATTAGTTACACCACAAACATTTTTAACAGAAATATCTACCTCGTCACCTTCAGAAATACCTAAAGAAAG